GCTGGGCAACTGGGACGGCTCGCCCACGTCCTATCTCTATCTGTGGCAGCTCGACGGGACACCCGTTGGCACCGCGGACACCTATCCCGTGCAGCCGGCCGACGTTGGCAAAAGCGCGACCTGCACTGTCAGCGCCACCAACGATGCGGGCACGACCTCAGCGCCGGTGTCGAACGCCATCGTCGTCACCTGAGAGCAGCGACCGCGCGTCGCGCGCACTGAAATCTAAACACAGGAGAGAGCCATGCCCGCGACCGCCGGATATCAAGCTGGCGTCGAAGCCAACCAAACGCGAATCTCGTACGCCGTCGAAGCAACCTGGGGTGTCGCCCCGGCCGTCGCCTTCAAAGCGATCCGGTATATGAGCGACACGTTGGCGGAGACGAAAACCCGCCAGCGACCGAGTGAAATCAACATCACGAGGGAAGCCACGCAAGCGGTCACCACGCAGCAGACCGCAGGCGGCACGATCAACTATGCGCTGTCCTATCAGACCTTCGATGACTTCTTCTCGGTGGTGCTGCAGCGCGACTGGCAGGCGTTCCAGACCATCAACGGCATCGCCGGCGACATCACGCTCACCAACACGGGTGGCGTGGTCGTGCTGTCGTCGACGCTCGCCACCAAGTTCGCGACCCTGGCGCAGGGAACGTGGATCAAACTCTATGGATTTACCAACACGCTCAACAACGGCTGGTGGTTCATCAAACTCCACACCGACGACTCGCATCTCACGCTCGAGGGCACCAACCGGGCCGCGGTGATCACCGAAACACCAGCTGGTACCGCGGCGCATGTGCGCGGCTCGACGATCAGCAACGGCACCACGTTCAAGTCGCTGTTCATGCAGCAGATGCTGTCGTCGACAATGTTCCTCGTCTATCCGGGCACCTACATCTCGCGCATGACGATCTCCGGTGGGATCGGCAACTTCTTCACCGGCGCGATCGATATCATCGCCAAAGATGAGGATGGGATCACGGTCGACAGTTCGACCGGCGCCGTCATCGCCGCGCCTACCACCATCGTCCTGGACCCGGTCAATGGGTTCGTCGGCGCATTCTGGAACGGTGCGCCAATGGTGGGCACGCTCGACCAGATGGCGATCACGCTGGAGAACACCGCAGCAGCGCCCGAATACGGTCTCGGCAATCAGCTCTCGGTCGGCATCCTCAGCGGAACATTCAGCGCGAACGGCACGTTCCGGATGTACTTCAACGACTTCACCAACTATAACATGATGCAGGCCGAGCAGACTGGCACCCTCTCCTTCATTCTGAAGGGCTCTACTGGAAACTCCTACGCCTTCACCTTCGTCAATGCTTTCATGATGGTGAAGATGAATGCGGGCGGGCCAGGGCAAGCGGTCTATGCCGACATCACGGTCGAAGGGAACCCCGGCCCGAACGGCGGCACGTTCATCATCGACCGCTTGGCCAATACCTAAAAGCGAGGAGACGCAGCAATGCCCGCGACTGCAGGATATCAGGCTGGCGTTGAGGCCAACCAAACGCAACTCTCGTATGGCAATGAGGTTACCTGGGGTGCGCGGCCACTCGTGCAGTTCCAGGCGATCCGCTACACGGGCGACACGTTGGCGCTCACCAAGACGAGGCAGCGGCCGAGCGAGATCAACATCAGCCGAGAGGTGTCGGGCGCCGTTACCACGCAGCAGACCGCAGGCGGCACGATCAACTATGCGCTGAGCTATGGCACCTACGACGACTTCTTCGCCTCGCTCTGCCAGGACGACTGGTCGCCGCCGCTGAACATCGCCAGCATCGGCACCGACATCACCATGACGTCGACCGGCAACACGATTCAATCGCTGTCGTCCACCTTGACGACCAAGTTCACCAACGTTTCGGTCGGTCAGTATATACGGGTGTCCGGTTTCACGACGATCACGCAATACAATACTTGGTGGCGGGTGCTGACGAAGACGGATAACTCGCACATCACCGTCACCGGCAATGCGGTCCTCGTCGCGACCGAAACCTCGGCTGGGGCCAACGTCCTGATCACCGGCTCGTCGCTCAACAACGCCACGACCTTCAAAAGCCTGTTCATCCAGCAGAAGTTTTCCTCGACCCGGTTCCTCCGCTATGGCGGCGCCTACGTGACACGCATCACGCTTGGCGGCGCCGTTGGAAACTTCTTCTCGGGTGCCATCGACGTCGTTGCGCAGACGGAAATCGCCGCCGCGGTCGAAGCCTCAACCGGTGCCACGCTGCCAGCGCCGTCAGGCACGGTGTTCGATCCCGTCGCCGGCTTCATCAGGATGAACTACAACGTCGGCACCGTCGCCGGGCTCATCGATCAGCTGTCGCTGACGCTGGAGAACACTGGTGCCGCGCCCGAGTTCAGCATGGGCGGCAGCGCCGGCGCCGACGGCATGCTTGGCGGCACGTTCACCGGCTCGGGTGCGTTCCGCCTCTATTGCAAGGATTTCACGCTCTACAACCAGTTCCAGTCGGAGCTGTCCGCCGACCTGCAGATCTATCTGCAGGACGCGCAAAAGAACTCCTACGTCATCTCGTTCCAGCAGGTGTCGCTGTTCTGCAAGATCAACGCCACCGGCCCCGGCACGGCCGTCATGGTCGACGTGACATTTGAGGCCAACCCGGATCCCACGAACAACGGCACGTTCCAGATGGACCGCCACCCGCCACCGAACTGAGCAATTCAGAGATCGGCGTCTGATCGGACGCTGATGGCGCGCGCGAGGTTTCCTCCCCCGTGCGTCGGCGCGTGACCGTTGCCGTCCGGGCTGTGGTCACGCGCCACCCTTCCAACCGGACAGGAAGACACAGCAACAATGGCAAACTTGAAAGAGTTCCAATCGGACATCCGTGCGATCAATGATGGCATATGGGTGCGCGTCAACGAAGCCTACGGCGATCTCGAGATCCAGGTGAGAGGCTTCACCGATCAGTTCCATGATGCACGCACCGCCCGCCAGATAGCTGCAGCGGAAGGCTATGGCGGCGACGAAAAGCGGATACCCAACGACGTCCAGCGACGCATCAACGCATCGCTGATGCAAGACTTCCTCATCATCGGCGTGCGCAACCTCGACAATGGCGACGGTCAACCGGTGACGATCGAGCAGTTCCACGAGCTGCTGTTCCAACCCGACTACGGTCGCCTGTCGCGCATGGTGTGGGACGCTGCAGGCCGCGTCTCCGCACGCTCGATGGCGCAGGTCGAGGCCGCAGCAAAAAACTCACCGACGGACTCCGCCTCGAGTTGAACTACGGCAACCTCCGATCGCGTCTCATGGCGCGTCGGAAGCAGCAGATCGCTGCGGGCGAGCGCCCCGATATGTCCGAGACGGACATGCCGCCGGCGCCGTGGATCGAACCCGAGTTCCTGTGGATCTGGCGCGCTTGGCATCGGCTGCACCCTGATCGTCCGCAGTATGGCGGCGGCATGGGCCCGACGGTGCCGGGCGACATCCCATGGACTGTCGTGCGCCAGTGGGCGGAATTCCATGATCTGACACGCGGAGAATTCGACATGCTCGACCGCGTGCTTCAGCGCATGGATGGCGAATATCGGGAGTGGTGGATCTCACGCCACCCGCCTGAGTCGACGGCGCCGCGACGGCGGGAGATCCGCTGATGCGGTCGGTGATCGGCGCAGACCTCGGAGCGAATCTACGCACTGTCGTCCGCAAGATGCTCGACAAGCAGGTGCAGTCACCCGATGCGCGTGCGCGCGTTAAGAAGCATCTGCAGCTGCGCATCGAGGAGATGGAGCAGAGCGGCGTCACGCCGGTGTTCCGGCAATTCGTCAACGGCGTCGAGACCAACGACCTCTCGAAAATCACCTTCCGCGGTAGCACCATCGAGCTGAAGTTCGATCGGCTCGATGGTGTCGCGCGGGCGATCCTGGCGTATGCCAAGGAGATCAGCCCGAACCCCGGTGGCCCGTACTCCCAGGCGTGGTTCTTGGCAGTGAACGGTGTGCCGGTCACCGACCTCTCCCAACACATCCCCCACGACGCGACGGTCATCCTGACCAACTTCGCGCCGTTCGCCCGTCGCCTCGAGGAACGAGGGCGCACCGGGCGCAGCGGCAGGCTGTCAGGATACGCGCGTCCGGAGCTCGTGGTGACCGAGCGCACCCGGCTTTGGGCCCGCAAGCAGTTCCCCAGCGTCAACATCGATCGGCTGTTCGTCGCCATCCCAGGCGGCGGCGGCACCGCGCGCGGCTGGCAGGTGCCGTACGTCCTGAAGACCGGGCCACACCGCGGTGAGCCGATCCTCTACCCCGCCATCCGGCTGACGGAACGCTGAGATGGCCAACGAAGAACAACTCCGCGACGACTACACGCTCAACCTCCAGGCCGAGGACAACACGAGCGCGCCGGTCGATAAGGCGGCCGCGTCGCTCGATGGTTACGTCAAATCGGCTGAGAGCGCGGCTGCGGCGGTCACTGGGCTGGGTGGCACGGTCAAGACGGCCGCTGACCAGATCACTGCGGCCGGCGCCGCCTGGGACCGCGTAGCGCGGCGCAATGACGATGTCACCGCCGCTGCCTACCGGCTGAAGAGCGCGCAGGAGGAGCTCACCCGCGTCCAGGCCCTGGCCGCCAGGGCGCTGGAGGCAGGCGGCGCCGACCAGGACGTCGTCAACCGTGTACTGGCGCAGCAGACCGAGAAGGTGCGGCAGCTGACTGCTGCGCTGATCGAGGTGCGCGCTGCGACCGAAGGTGCCGCCGAGGCGGCGGCGCTGTGGGAGACCAGGATCGAGCAGGGCGACGAGCTCCTCACCGGGCTGTCGGCGTCCGCAGCTGCTACCGCGGCCGCTTTCACCAAGGGATCCGCCGAGGCCGCCGTCTATGGCCAGTCGCTCGCCTCGCTGCGCGCGCAATTCGACAGCGTGTTCAAGGTCTCCCAGGCCTACGAAGCGGAGCTGGCGACGCTCAACAAGGCGTTCGCCACCGGCGCGATCGAGGGGCCGGTGGCGCAGGCCAGGGCGTTGGATGATCTGAACGCGAAGTACGCCAGGATCACCGGCACTGCCGACGCGCTGCTGGCGAAAAAACAGGCTGAGACCGATGCATCGGCCAAGCTGGTTGCGCAATACGCCGCTGAGCGCGCCTCGTTCGACAGCATCTATGCGGCATCGAAGCAATACGAGGAGCAGTTCAACAAACTGACCGCGGCGCTGGAGGCGGGCCGCATCAACCAGGCGCAGTTCGACGTCTATCTCGACAAAGCCAACGCGACGATGGCAACCGCCTCGCGCACGGCACAGGCCTACAGCCAGTCGCACGGGCAGGCCGCATTCGCGACAAGGCAGCTCGGCGTGCAGACCGTGCAATTTTTCTCCTCGCTCGAGTCCGGCATCCCGTTCATGACGGCCCTCGTCGAGCAGGGTCACCAGCTCGTCGACGTGGCCCTGGCGACCGGCACCGGCTTCGAAGTGATCACGAACGCGATGAAGACGGCGTTCGGCGCAATCGCCTCGCCGCTCGGCGCAGCGATCACCAGCGTCACCATTCTCACAGCCGGCCTCGTGGCCATGGCGTTCGCCACCGAGGGCGGCCAGAAGAATTTGCTGAGCCTGCAGCAGACGCTGCGCGCGACCAGGGACGATTACGCCAGCTTGGCGGGCGAAGTGAACGCCGCTGCGAAGAACGTCGCGGCCAGCAGCACAATCTCCAGGCCGGATGCGCGTGCGGCAGGGGCAACGATCGCCGGGACATTCAACTTCGAAGGCACACAGAAGGACATCGAGAGCCTCATCAAACTGTCGGGCGATCTGGCGGTTGTCTGGGGCACAACGGTTCCGGATGCCGCGAAGTTCCTGTCGAAGGCGATGGAAGATCCGGCCAAGGCCGCGCAGGAGCTCGCCGAAAAACACTTCCCCGGAATGAACGCCGCACTCGTGCGCAACATCGAGCGCATGCAGGACTCCGGCCACGCCGCCGACGCCTACGCGCAAGTGCTCCGCGTGCTCGAGGGCGTGAACGGCGCTGCGGTTGATTCGATGACGCCGCTGCAAGCGGCATTGCATCGACTGGGCGAAGAGTTCTCCAGCACGAAGAATGCTGCCGACAGCGCCGTTGCGCCGGTGCAGGGCGGTCTTTCGCGGATCGCCACCAACACGCTGAACGCGGTGAGCAACGCGATCGACGCGCTGAAGGGGCCCGACCGCCCGGTCAATTCCATGCCGATGACGCCGTTTCAGATGTACGGCGGTACCCAGGCACAGGTGCAAGGTCCGGACTTCGGGCCCGACAGCTTCGGCGCGGGAGGCGGTGGCGCCGACCCAGGCAACCGCAACCTGCTGGCACAACAAGCTGCAGAGGCAGCGAAGGCCGTCGACGACTTCAATCGGGTGATGCAGAGGGCGAATGCCACGGTCAAAGACTCGCCGTTTGGCAAGCTCCAGGATGCCACCGACACCGCCAAGGCGCTCAGCGATGCGCTGGCGACGCTTGGTGATCGCACCGACGACAATGCCGCCAAGTTCGACACCCTGACGACGGCGCTCCAGATCACCCAGAAGTCCCTCGAGGAGGCGGAGAAGGCCGTCGCCCTGTATGGCGAAACGGCGACCGACAAGGCGGTCAAAGCAACCGAGGCGCAGGCGCAGGGGCAGCGGGACATCGCCGCCGCTTATGCTGACGGCACTGATGCCGTCATCCAGGCCACGGCGTATGCGAAGGCCTACGAGGCCGCGCTGTCCGAAGGCCTGATCCCCGGCACTGACAAGTTCACCGACGCCGTCATCCGGCTGACGGTGGCGAACGTCGACAATGCGCGCGCGGTCGGCGCGGTCAAGGCGGCTGAGGACTCGCGCAACATCGATGACCAGATCGAGCTCATCAAAGCCGAGACCGAGGCGATCCTCAACAACACCGCTGCGAACCGGGCGAACGTCCAGAGCATCAAAGACAAGCAGGCGGTCGATAAGCTGGGTGAAGCGGGTGCGTCACCCGACCTGCAAGCTCATGCACTGGCACAGAGGATCTCGCTCGATGCGGCCACTGCTGACAAGCAGTTGGCCACCTCGGCGGCGTCATTGGCCGATAAATACAAGCCCGCGGAGGTTGCGCAGCTCAACGAGAAGATCGGCGAATTCGCTGCCAAGCTGCGCGAGCTGGGGCCGCGCACTGAGGAAAACGCTGCGACCGTCGACAAGTATTCGAATGCGATCAAAGGCGCCGAGGCCGAGATCACCCGGCTGAACAAGACGCACGAGGTGCATCGCGCCGAGCTCGACAAGCAGCAGGACAAGGTGCTCGCGCAGATCGATGCGACGGACAAGCTGACCAAGGCCTACGGCGAGGGCGGCGAGGCCGTGACGTTGGTCACCGCGCAGCTGCAGGCGCAGGAGAAGGCGATCTCCGACAACCTCAAGCCGGGCACTGATAAATACAGAGCGGCAGTCGCGCTCCTGACAGATGAGTTCCTGCGCCTGGGCCAGTCGCAGGCAAATTTGAAGGCTGTGCAGGAAAGTAACGACATCAACCAGCAGATCAAGCTGGTGCAGGCTGAGACCGGCGCGCTGCTCGAAAACGGCGATGCGCGCACGCTGATGCTGCAGCACATGAAGGACGAGTACGACGTCCGCAAGAACAACCTCGGGCTATCGAAGCCGGCACAGGACGCACTGATCGCACAGAAGGATGCACTGGCTCAGCTCACGCTGGAGATGAACAACCAGAAGCAGACGGTCAGCTACCTGTCGCAGCAGTTCAGCAGCGCGTTCGATGCCATCGGCACTGCCATTACACAAACGTTCGTGCAAGGCGGAGGCGCCGCCGTCAAATGGGGCAACGTGATGCAGGGCGTGTTGACGCAAGTCCTGCAGGCCTTCGGCCACCTTGCGATCCTCAACCCACTGATGAATGCACTGACGGGCGGCACCGCACCGACACTCAGCTCGGTGTTCTCTCTGCTCAGCGGCGGCGGCACCAGCAGCGGTGCTGGCGGCGCGTTGTCGCTGGTGAGCGCAGGTGGCGGCCTGTTGCGTCTGGTCAGCAGCGGCGGCGGCGGTGAGGCCGCCTCTGGCGTCCCGGGCTTCGGCGGCGGTCTGAATCTCATCGGCACCCAGGCGACGGGCGTTGGAAGCATCCTGGCCGGCGGCGGCGCGTTTGGCGCGCTGGGGTCGCTCTATGCATCCGGTGTGGGCCAGGGAAGGACGACCGGCAGCGCGGCTGGTGGCACCGACCTGCTCAGTATCGGCAGCGGCTTGCTCTCAATCGGCAAGGCGTTCTTCCCCGGCACGTTTGGCACCGGCACCGGCAGCCTGTTCGGCAATATCGGGCAGTCGCTCGGGTTGACCGGCCAGGGCGGTGCGCTGACCGGCATCACCAGCTTCCTCAACACGCCGATCTACTCCGCGGCGGGCGGCTTCTTCCCGACGTTCGCAAGCTCAGGCGTTTCGGCGGGCGAGGCGTCGTTCCTGAGCAGTGCTGGGATCTCGGCACCGACCGCTGGTGTAGCCGGTGCCAGTGCCGCGACGATTGGCAGTGTCATCGGCGGCGTCGGGGCTGGTTATGGCGTCGGCTCGATCATCGGCAGCTACGAACAAAGAGCGCTCAACAAAACCGGCCCAGCGCCGCAGATCGGTGCTGCCCTCGGGGCGGGCATTGGCGTCGCCTCGGTGGCGCTGGCTCCTGAGACCTTCGGCGTCTCATTGCTCGTCGGTGGCTTGATCGGTGGCGCTCTTGGCGGCGCTGCCGGCGGGCTGATCGGGCCCAGGCCGCCGAGCGCATTCTCAAGCACGATGATCACCGTCGGGGACGACGGCCTGCTGAGGGTCGGCGGCACAGCATCCCAGCGGGTCGACGCATCCAGCGAGCGCGCCGGTGCCATCAGTGACGCGGCTGCGATCAACCAGATGCTGCAAGGGCGTGGTCTGAGGATCACCAGCCTCGAGGGCGCGAACACTGGCGCGCCGTATCTACAAATCGGCCAGAACACCCCGGGGGGATTTCAGGATCCAAGCAAGTATAGCTCGTTCGCCGCGGCCTTCCCGAGCCTGCGCTTCTCGTCACCCGACGCGCTCACCAATCAGTTCATCCAGGGGCGCTTGTTCGCCTCGCCCGACGAGCTGCAGGGCGTCACCACATCGCTGGCGGATTTCGAGAACGCCCTCAAAGGCACCAAGGCCGAGTCCGATACCATGGGCATCGCGCTGCGTGCCCTGGCCGGTGTCACGAACACCGGCGTGCAGCCGGCGTTGCAAAAGGCGGCGACGTTCATCACGGCAACCTTCCCCGCGCTGACGGCAGGCGCGCCTGGCTCGTTGGCGACCGCGCAGAGCCAAGTCCATTTCCAATATCAGGATGCACTGAACACCGCGCAGCAGCTCGGCTTCGGCTACGACGAGCTCGCGGCGGCACAGCAGAAGGCCTTCGACAAAAACAACAAGGCGGCGCAGGACGCGCTCGATGCATCGGCAGCGAGTGTGCAGAGCCGTTTCCTCACCGCGCAAGGCACGGTTTCCGGCAGCCCACAGGATGCGATGAACGCCCAGCTGTTCGCGTTCGACGCCAATGCCAAGCAAGCACGGCAGCAGCTGTCCGACACGCTCACCGGCATCTTCGGCGATGCATATACGACGTCGGCGGACTACGCGCAGCGGATGGCGGACAACGACAAGGCCACCGCCGAGGAAAGGCTGGCGATCCAGGTCCAGTTCAACAAGCAGCAGCTGCAGATCCAACAGGCGAGCGATCAACAGCTCGCGGCACTGCAGGTCCGCTTTGCGACCAGTGTCGCTGCATTGAGCGGCGATCCACGGCAGATCCAAGCCGCCCAGGTGAACGCGTTGGGCGTCACGCAGGCGCAGGAGCGAGCCCAGTACATTCAAAGCGAGCAGCAAACCTACGGCGATCTGTTCGGCACCGCGGATCCGAACAACCTCGACAAGTGGATCGCGCTGCTCTCCTCGCAGAACAACGAGATGCAGCTGCTGCAGCAGCAAATCGCCAGGACGAACCTGCAGAATCAGATCGCCAGCGATCAGCAGAACCAGGGCTTCAGCGTGCGCTCCGCCAATGCCCAGGCAGCGCTCAACCCCGCCGTCGCCCCGCAGGCGGCGCGGTATGCGTTCGACGTGCAGGCGCAGCAGGAACAGCAGGCCCTGTACCTCAGCCTCACCGCGACCTATGGCAACGCCTATGCACAGACGCAGGAATACGCGGACAAGCTGCTGGCCCTGCAGAAGGTGCAAGGCGAGGAACGGTTGGTGCTCGAGCAGACGTTGCACGACCGCCAGATGCAGCAGGACATCGCCAATCAGCAGCAGGATGCGAACCTGCGAACGCGCGTGCAAAATGCGCGGGCGCAACTCAGCGGCGCCCCAACGACGATGGCGACTGCTGAGATAGACGCTTTGCGTGCGCAACAGCTCACCGAACGGCAGAGCTTCCAGGTCGGCCTGCTCTCGACCTTTGGCGATGCCTATGCGTCCACGAAGGAATACTACGACAAGCTCGCGGCATTGAACGATGCGCAGGTTGCGGAGATGCAGCTGCTGCAGGCGCAGATCGATCGCGCCAGCCTCGAGCGCAACATCGCCAGCCAGCAGCAGGACCAGAGCTTCGCAACCCGCTACACCAATGCGGCCGCCCAGGTCAGCGGCAGCGTGTCCGATCAGAATGCGGCGGTGCTTGCGGCGTTCGATGCGCAGGCCCAGGCCGAGATTCAAAACCTGTACCTCAGCCTCACCGCGACCTATGGCGTGGCATACGCGCTGACGCAGGACTACGCGAACAAGCTGACGGCACTGCAAAAGGCCCAAGGCGAGGAGCGTCTCGCACTGCAGAAGCAGCAGGACGATGCCCTGAAAAGCCAAGCCGTGGGCACGATCTCTTCGCTCAATCAGTACGCCATCAGCCTGCAGACGGGCGACAAGTCGCCGCTGTCGCCCAAGGCGCAACTCGACTTGGCGCAACGCCAGTTCGAGACCCAGGCGCAGCTGGCATCACATGGGAATTACGCGGCCGTGCAAACCCTGCAGCAATACAGCGAGGCCTATCTCGCTGCAGCGCACACCGTGTTCGGATCCGGCATGGATTATGTGCAGGCCTTCAGCAAGGTGATCAGCACCCTGGCGACAGTCGCGTCGCAATCGCCTGACGCGCTGACCGCATCGATCCTGCAGACCGAGACGCGCACGCAAACCGCGATCCTGGTCGAGCAGCTGCAGGAGCTGCAGGACGAGGTGAAGCAGCTGCGCCTGCAGCTGGTGCAGGGCCAGACCGCGCCGGCGCGTGTCGGATGACGGCCTACTTCTTCGCCATCGAGCAGGCGATCCGCCAGCCGAGTCCTGGCGGCATCAAGTTCGATCTCGGCCATGCCACGCGGCCGCACGGCGCGCTGTCGATGCTGGAGACTGTCTACACCGACAGCCAGATCCTGGCGTCCGACTCAGGCTACTGCACGCAGCCCTCCGATCCGGCGGGCCCAACGCCCTATCCGCCGCGCGTGCAGGAAGCCTTCGCGATCGATGCGATGGTGAACCTCGATCCCACAGCGAGCGCGGTCGGCGCGTCGTGGGGTGCGATCAGGCTCGCCAACAACGACGGCAAATACGATCCGATCATCACCGGCGGCTGGATCGCCGATGGCCAGTCAACGCACATCCTCTACGGCACGAAGGAGCTGGAGAATTTCGACGGGTTCAGGACCGCGCGCAGCGCTGCGGCCACACGGCTCGATCGGACCAACACGCTGGCGCTGGCAGCACCCGGCGCGTTGCGCCAGGACTTTACCGGGGCACTGACGCTCGATCAGAACGCGACGAATTCGCTACGCAATTCGAGCGCAAACGGTGCAGTTCCGGGTACGATCGGTGCGGGTGGCGTCATGCCCGCGGGGTGGCAGACGACCGCTGTCGGCCTGACCATCGAGCTGTCCACCTATCGGACCGCGCTCGCCGGCGGCACCGCGACGGTGCTGCGCCTGCGCTATCACGGCACAACCAGCGCCACCTCGGGCACCCTGATCTACAGCAACGCCGGCGGGCTCTCCGGTCTCCCGGTCAATCAGCCTGTCGCGCAATCGGTCTCCATCGCGCGCGCCGCGGGGAGCTTCACTGGGGTCACACAGATAACGCACTATCTGGTGGCCGCCGATGCAACAGGTACGGCCATCGCAACGGCGCAGCCCAATTTCCTGCCGTCGATCACCACCAACCTGACGCGGGTGTCGCGCACCCTCAACCTGCCTGCGACCGGTGTCGTGCCGTTCTACACCGCAGCCGCAGGCATGGCGTTCTACTGGGCGAGCGGTGCCGCGATCGATTTCACCATCGACGTTGTTGCACCCCAGGTCGAGCTGGGCGCGGTGGCGACGCCGTTCATCGCGTCCTCGGCCGGCGAAGTGACGCATGGCGATGCCACGGTGAACTACATCCCCCATGGCGATATGTCTGGCGCGGTAACAGGCACACCGGGCACGCTGCCGACCGGATGGAGTGTGAACCTCGGTACCGGCATTTCGCAGCAAGTGGTGGCGATTGGCACCGATGCGGGGACCGGTCTGAAGTACATCGATCTGCGATTCTTCGGCACCACGGGCAGCACGCTCACCAACCTGCATTTCACCGGCGCGAACGCGATCGATGCCAACACCGGGCAGAAGTGGTGCATGAGCGTCTATGCCCTGCTCGCCGCAGGATCCCAGGCCGGGCTCACCTTCGCGGTCGGCGTGCAGGAAATGGATACGGGCGGCGCATTCCTGGTGTGGGATGCCGAAACGCAGAAACAGCTTGCGGTCGCCGCCATCGGCATCGGCCGCACCAGGCGCGTCGCGCCGATCACCACGGCCAATGCAGGCTGCCGTTATGTGCAGCCGTCGATGTGGTTCACCTACGCCAGCGGTGTCGCGATCGACTTCACCGTGCGGCTGATGGCGCCGCAGCTCGAGGGCGGCACGGTGGCAACCGCGGTCGTCCCCACGACCACCGCAGCTGCAGGTCGGGCAGCAACCTACAGCGTCACCGGCACGCCGGTGCTGATGAACGAAGCTGCCGCGACCAACTATGTCCGCTCGACGCAGACACCAGGGGTCGCCAACGTGACGGTGGTGGCATCGACCGATGTGCCTGCGATCTACTCGGGCGTGCCGGTGTGGAAACATACGCGCACAGCAACAGGCACCGACACCAACACCGGTTCGTTTGGAGTGACCGCGCTGCCGTCAACCGGCGTGCATATTCGTGCCTCGATGTGGGCCTGGGTGCCGTCATCGCTGAACACGAAAAGCAACATCAGCATCAACATCGAGGGCAATGTCACCGCAGCGGTGAGCGGCCGCGCCGACACGACGCGTGTCGATCAGTGGCAGCGCATCACCGCGACCGCGACGCTCAACTCAGGCAGCACCACGACGAACATCGTCTTTCGCACCACCACGCAGCAGGCCGGGGACGTGCTCTACACGGCCGCGTGGCAGATGGAGCTCGATAGCGGCGCCCCCACGTCGTTCATCCCGCCAGCGACCGCCGCAGCCGTCCGCGACGCCGATCTGCTCTATACCGCGCGCAACATCCTGCTGGATCCGCCCTACGCATCGCTCATTCCGGCCTTCAACGGCGTCGCCGGCTCGATCACCTCCGACGACCAGGAAATGACCATCCCGCTGCGCGATGCCTCGTACTGGCTCGAGCGCCCGCTGCTGCGATCGACCTATGGTGGCAATGGCCAGTACGACGGCAGCGCCGCCCTGGCCGGAACGCTGAAGCCCCTCGTCATCGGCGCTGGCACGAAGACCGGGACGCCGGCCTTCCCCTTCTGGGACGGTCCGGTGAGCAACGTCACGCCGGTGCTGATCGATCCGGCGGCGTTGATCTACCAAGTGAACGACGGCCCGATCGGCCGGATCGCAGGGTTCTATGAAGGCGGGCACGCAGGCGGCTGGCCGAACGCTGGCGATGTCGCTGACTTCTATGACGGCAGCTCGACTCCTTCCGGGCAGTATCGGACCTGCCTCGCGCGTGGCTGCATCCAGCTGGGATCGCAGCCGACGTATGCCATCACGCTCGATGTCAACGGCCCGCCGATCCAGGCGCCGGCGACCAGCCTCGCCGTCGCTTACTACGCCCTGACGCAGCTGTGTGGCGTGCCGACGAACCTCGTGGGGTTAACCGCCGGTGAGCTGACCGCCATCGGTGCCACCGCACCGCTGCGCAATGGCTGCGGCCTGTTCCTCGGACCGCAGGACAATCCAAGCGGCGTCGATCTTTTGACGCGGATCCTCGCGCCGTTTGCGATGAAGCTGGTGTCCTGCCGCGATGGGATGCTGCGCGCGCTGGTGCTGGCCGCGCTGCCGGCGTCGCCAACCATCAAAGCGGTGCTCGATGATCGCACGATCATCTCAATCACACCGATCGATCTGCCAGCCACCGTATCCCCAACGCCCTACAGGATGAGGGTCGGTTACAACGACAACTACACCATTCAGACGAGTGGCCTGTCGCCCCTCGCGCCGCCGGCCTGGGTGCAATACGTCGCCACCCCAAGCAGCGTGGCACAGGCGAATTCGCCCGTCCTCGCAAGTGCCATCGCGCGGCCGAATGATCCGCCCGTCATCACCGGCAGCATCATCACCCATATCGACGGGTTCGGTGCGCTCGACGCGGCGACCCAGAGCGCGGCCCAGTACATCGGATTGTGGGGTGTGCGACGACGGCTCTATGGCATCGCTGTGCCATTCACCGTCGGCGTCGCGCTCGAGTATGGCGACGTGGTGTCGATCACCACTGAGATCGGTGACCTGTCAGGCACCGTGCTCGGTCAAGTCGTCGGCTACAGCTACCGCAGCGAAGACGCTTCGATCGTGCTGAGGATCCTCACATGAGCGGCCCATTGCTCGGCTACATCAACTTCGTAAAGAGCGGCACGGTGACGGCGAACAATGCCGCGGCCAATTTTCCGGTGACCAACCTGCAGAACGATTCCGGCCACGCGGCCGATGGCTGGCAGACCACGATCAAGACCGGCATTCTATTGACCATCACGTCAGCGCTGGGGCTGCAGCCTTACCGCCTGATCGGCCTGTTCCGCTCCAACATGACCTCGGCCGCCGTGCTGGTGTTCACTGTCTACACGAACCCATCGACAGTGGTCTGGACTGCCACGGTCGGCGGCCCAGTGAATGGCAGCGGTCAGGTCGTGGTCGACACCGGCGGCGTCATCGGTGACTACGCCACCGTCCTCATCAACGACGCGGGCAACCCCCAGCCGTACGTCAACGTGGCATTGGCCTACGCTGGGCCCGCCTGGAGCCCGCTCTCCAATTTCTCGCTGGCCACCAGCTACGGCCGTGACGTCACCACCGATGAAATGATCTCGCACGGCGGCCAGGAATACCCGGTCTATCGGTACCAGCGGCGTCGCTGGGATCTCGACATGCAGGGCGTCCGCACCTCGAGCGAGCTGTGGCCGATCCTCGATGCGATGATGCGCATCGCCGCACCCGGCGCGAACATTCTCGTGGTGCCCGACTTTGGCTCGGCCGACATGACGACCGAGGCATCATTCGGTCGCATCAAACAGACGGCGGATGTCAAATACCCGTTGGGCACTGCCGATCGCCGTTCCTGGTCAGGCCAGCACACCGAACGGGTCTGAGCGAGGTATCATGGCAGAGAAAACCGGCAACCTGATCCTGGAGCTGGTGCCTGCGCCTGGCACCGGCAGCTTCACGTTGGGAACGCCCGCGCCGAACCGGCTGCCGTGGTCGTTCGGCGAGGGGATTTATTGGACCTCGGGGGCGCAGCTCTACTACTTCGCCGACGACACCGCGCAGCAGGAATGGGGCTACGGCACCTACACCAGCGGCAGGCTGACGCGCGATCAGGTGCTGTGGAATTCCAACAGCAGCAACGCGCGGCTCAACTTCGGGACCAAGCCAGTCTACCTCTATCCGGAGATCCCGGCGGAACGGCAAGTGTATCGCGATCCGGCCTCCGGGCGGCTGATCGCGGCCTACGACATCACCAGCCCGACGCAGAACCTGGGTCCGCTTGCGGGCCATCGCAACCGCCTCATCAACGCCGGGTTCCAGATCAACCAGCGGAACTATGCCGGTGCCGCCACCGCCGCAGGCCTCTACATGCACGACCGCTGGAAGGCGGGTGCGGGCGGCTGCACCTACAGCACCAACCCGCTGTTCCCGGGCTCCACGATCACCATCACCGCGGGGACGCTGCAGCAGGTGATCAATGCCGTGCAGATGGACGGTGGGACTTACACGCTGTCCTGGACCGGCACGGCCACGGCGCGGGTCGATGCCAGTGCCTACAGCGCGAGCCCGCTGACGGTGACCGGCCTCGCCGCCGGCGTGACCCACACCGTCGAGTTCAATACCGGCACTGTCCGCTACCCGCAGTTCGAGCCCGGCGACGTCGCCACGAAATGGGAGATCCGGCACGACGAGCAGGCGCTGTGCGACCTCTACTACAGCTGGGGAAATTTCAACTACCAGGGCTGGAACGGCGGAAGCAATCCGATGGTGTTCACTATCAGCCTGCCACAGAAGATGCGCGCCAACCCGACGCTGACGCTCAACGTGAGCACCATCACCAATCTCACCGGCCCCACACTGACGGCGTTGAACAGCCGCGATCTGGCGCTCTCCGTCTTCGGGGTGGCGGCCAATCCCTTCACGTTGTTCGGCAGCTACACCGCGTCGAACGAGCTTTAGTTCGCGAGGTGCACGAGGTCGTCAGCCCACAGGTCGAGTTTCATACTCTCGCCGACGGTGCGGGTGAGGAGCACCAGGATGCGGCCTTCCTCGGCGCGTATCACGCTTTTGACGTTCCACAGCCGGCCATCCTCCAGACGCACGTTGTCGGAGGAGCTGAGGTTGGCGGCGCGGCGCAGGATCATCGGTCAATTTCCCGATCGGCGTTGGTGTCATAGTTGACACGACAATGACCATCACTGTGAATGCCAGCATCAAAACGACGATCAAGGCTTTCCCTCCTGGGGAGGCGTTGCTTATTCGCAACACAGTAGGCCATGAACGTGCGAGATGCAAACTGAACCTTCACTCGGTCCGTGCTGTGGATGCGAGCGCGACGACGGCACCACGCACACCATCGTTATGCTCGGTTTTCGCAACAAGGTGCCTGGGCACGGCTGGGGCTGCGTCGTCTGCCACCTGCCCTTCGACGGGACGAGCGCGGTCCTCTGCGATGAATGCACCGCCCGGATGGAACGCGGCGAGGATGTGATCCGCTTCGCATGTCGCGGCTATCCGGACACCGAGGGCCGTGCACCGATAGGCAAATTCACTGAGCCATTTGAGCATGATCTCACCATCGAGCATTGAGACATCGAGGTCGTGCCAGCACTCGTCGTGGCGCAGGATGTATTGACACGCGCCAGGACAACGCCGACGCGGATGCCGATGGCACTGCGGCAATGGTTGAGGGCGCGGAGGTGAACCTTTGACCGAGGAGCCGCTCTGGCGCTGCGTCCGCTGCGACCTGGAACTGCTATTCGTGGTCGACCGCGCGTGTCCGCGTTGTGGCTGTTGGTGGTTGTCGCTCGATGGCACAACCAAACACGTCGGTGGTCCGAACTGGCCCAAGCCATGATGCGGAGGAGTTATGTTCGTCACCAGTGAATCTCGTCGCTACATCGGCATGGTGATCGGCACCGGCCAATGCATGGCCCTGGTGCAGCTCACCAATCCGGGGATGCCGGTGTCGTCGAAGCTGCGTGCCGGTGCGCCGGTGCGCGATTTCGCTCTGCCGCGTGGCACGGTGATCGGCACGTTCAACGCCGAGGGCCGGTATGCCAACGCCACCGACGGCTCCTCGCATGTCGCGATCTTCCTGGAGCAGGTCGAGGGAGGCCTCGCTGTGGTCGACCAGTGGACTGGCCAGCCGGTGCACGAGCGGGTCATCCGCTTCAAAGCCGGCGCCGGGCCCGCCTGCGATGACGGTGACCGCTTCTGCGTCGTCGAGGCCGTGTGAGGCGCGCTGAGCGCAAGGCCGCGGCCGAGGCGCTGCGGGTGCAGCAGCTGGCCGAGTTCCACGCCCGTCATCGCTGCAGCGTGTGCGGTGAGGCGGCCGACGTGTTCGTCATCACCCCGGTGCCCCGCGGTTCGGTCACCCGGAAGTACTGCATTCCTCACGCTCCCAGGACTGCATCAGACGCGCCAGCTGCAGCAGCTCCGCCGCCAGCTTGATCGCCGCGACGAAGGCCACCAGCTGCTGGGCCGCCCAGGCGTCGTTGGCGATCTCAATCGCCTCGTCCGTTTTCTCCAGCAGCCAGGGGATGGTGATGGTGGTCACCAGATCCGGCCGCCGCCGAACAGGATGATGAAGATGATGATGATCAGCACGAGGACGAGCCCGCTGTAGTGCGTCGTCCCCCAGCCAAGGCGCGGGCCCAAATAGACGCCGCCGCCGCCGAACAGCAGCAGCAGCAGGATGATCAGGAGGATGAGGTTCATGCCAGCAGCCAATGCTGGCGCGACAGCCCGAACAGGATGATCGCGAGGCAGATCAGCACGATCACCAGCTTGAGGATCGGGTCGATCAGCACCGGGCCGCGGGCGACGATGATGATAAGATCAACCAGCCAGCAAGCGAGCCACGCGACGACGCCATAGACGAGTGCTTTCTCTTGCATCGGTACCTCCCTAGGCCGAATCGGGAACACGAGATTCGCGCGACTCGCGTCGCATTCTCTCGCTCCATTGCTTGAGCGCGTTGGCCAGCTCGCCGAAGGCCTGCGCCCGGGCGTCGTGGCGCTTGTAGAACTCGCCCTGCCCTGGCGCCCGGTTCCGATCGCGCTGTGCGGCCTCGCGGATGCTGTGGGCGGTCCCCAGGCCGATGCCGACCAGGATGCCCATCTGCATGCCGGCTTCGAACACCTCGGTGACGTCGCCGCTCCCCACAGCCGCCGAGGCCTGCTTGGTGCCGGTCTCGAGTAGCGCGGCCAGCTCCGCGATTTCATCCACAGGCGGCTTCTGGTCGGCCATGGCGCCCTCCCCTGTGCATATTGCACCGTATTGGTCGCACCTCGTCCACCGGGTTGTCCACAGAGCGGCCAGAGACCGTGCATATTTTTGCTTCCCGTGAAGCACGGGTCAGGAGCGCTGTCATTTCCCCGTCGGTAGAGTCCGAACTATCGGCTCGGCTGGTGGCGGCCGCGATAGCCCATGCCGCGGCGTTGCAGGATCTCGCACTCCGGACAGAACGCGACGCGCTGCTCGGGGGGACCGGCATACCAGTACTCGCACTCGATGCACCGGCGCTTCACCATGCCTGGGAGCGGATCCCACGGCTGCTCGTTGATCTCGCGGGCAAGCGTCTCAGGGTCGGAAGGGTGGGTCATCCGGGTCGTCCCGATGCTGGATCGCACGCTCGTTCCAACCCATCGCCCAGGACAGCCGCTTGACCGACAGCCAGTGCGCCCTGTGAGGGTTCTCGTGAAAGCCCAGGCCTGCGCGATGCGCCAGGACGCCATCGGCGAACGCATCGATGTCCAGGTCGCGCAAAGTGGCGTGCTTGTTGGCCAGCAGCGCCTCGAAAGCAGTCTCATCGTCGCTCATTGAACGCGCTCCAGCTGGACAATCTCGCGGCTGACGATCGAACGAAAGCTGCCATCCTCGCCCTGCAGCACCGGCATCATCCCGACATGCCCTCGCAGGATCTTATCGAAGGTCAGCATCAGCGACCGGCCGTTGGCAGACGCCAGCAGCACCACGCCGGTGACCTCGTCGAGCCCCATGGTGATGATGACCACATCGCCCTTGTGGAACGCCATCCGTGCACATTGCAATGCCGTTGCTGGTTCGTCTACTGTTCGAGGGCTGGCGGGGGGTTCGCCATGGTGGCCCCTTCGAACAACCGAACCCGGGAACTTCAGATCGGCCCCCGTCAGCCTGGGCCGGGGGTGAGCCAATACCGGCGACCCTGGAACCGGCCGGGTTTCAGGTCTCCCCCGGCCCAGCCCCCTACCTCCGTTTTTTCTTGATCGACGGCTTGGTGCGGGCGAGCGTCGACTCGATCGACAGCTTGCCGCCCGCCGTGTGCCCGGGCATGCCGCGCCGCAACGCCGCGCGACCTTTGTCGGTCATCACGAGATCATTGCCCTGGCGCGCGATCCAGCCGGCGGCGAGCAGCTGCTCGATCTTGTCGGGCGGGAAATCGGTCACCAGTTCTTGCTTCCCCAGCCAGGCACCTTGTGGCGCTCTGGCTCGTCGGCGTCAGGCTCTTCGAGGACGGGTGGCGCCGGGCGGCTGAACAGATCGCAGGTCGCCACCGCCAGCACGCTGCCCGCTACGCGCGGGCAGGTCAGCATGTAGGGGTCGAAGGCCTCGCATTCGCGGCAGGGCAGCCGCCCGGCGGGGCAGGCGTCGAGGTAGCCCGCCTCGGTCTTAGGTATCCGCGTCACACGGATACCTTCAGCCCCACCACAGCCACCAGCCCAGCAGCCCCAGCAGCGTCCACATGACAGCTCCGATCGCCAGCCCGATGATCATACCCTTGGCGGCCAGCAGGTCTGGATTGTTCGTGAACATACGGACGTTCTCCTCGGGCAAAAAAAAGGCGGTGCACCCATTGGCCACGGGCGCACCGCCAAGTTCAGACCTCAGATAGCCTCAGCGGCGCTTGCGCGACGCTGCGGCGGCGGTGCCCAGCAGGCCGAGGCCAAGCAGGGCTAGGGATGCAGGCTCCGGGATCGGCGCACAGCTTGTCGTGCTGGTCAGCTCGCACAGCCCGCTCACGCGCGGCTGCTTGAAGCTGTTGAAGCCGAAGGCCGTGCCAGGGATGTCGTTCTCCACCTTGATGTCGGTGATGAACTCGCCGTTCACCGCCACCATGGTCAGGAAGTTCTGGCCATTACCGAGGGCGAAAACGAACGGCGCACCGAAATTGTCGGTGACGGTGATCTTCGCCGTGCCGGTGCCGAAGTCGAGGTTGATGATCGCGTCGGTCCAGGCGGTCTTCTTGCCGTTGGCATCGAGACCGGCGGTCATTTCGATCGAGTTAAGCTGGGCCGACTGGTTGCCGCCGTTGTTGATGCAGTTCAGAGCGCAGAAGATGTCCGCCTGCCCCTTAGCCTGCTGGGTGAGCACCTGTCCGGTGAGGCTGCGGAAATCCACATCAGCGCCGGTATGATCGACCTCACCGTTGTCGAGCACGACACCAACCTGTGAGGCTTCGAACAGGATGTTGTCCTCATTGGCCTGCGGGTGGTTGCCAGTCGTGAAGATGATGTTGGCGGACGCTGGTACTTGGCCCCAAACCAAGGCACCGGCGATGAGTGCGGTCGTGGTCAGTAGTCGTTTCATGGTATCGATCCTATCCCAGTTGGGTGATGAAGGCGGGGGCGGCATTCCCAGTGCCGCCCCGTCGTTCCCAGACGCGGAGTTGCTCCCCGCTTATGCGTCGCGACGCTTGCGGCTGACCATGCCGAGGCCGAGGAGGCCGACGCCCAGCAGGGCCATCGTGGTGGGCTCTGGCGCGGCCACGGAGGCATTCGCGACGCCACTGAAGGACGAGGTGAATGGCGCGATCGTGGTGCCAGCGATGGCGAGGCCGCTGAGGTTCGACATCGAAAGAGTCCAGCTCGACGGCGCAGCCAGATCGGCCGCCGGGATGATGCTGGAGCTCAGCAGCAGCGCGTCGGGCGGATTGGCGACGTTGACCGACAACTGAGAGCCACCGGTGAGCCCGAACGCCGCGTCAGTGAAGCTACCCTGCAGGTCGATGGTGCCCGAGCAGTTTGCACCCGAGGCGACGCAGAAAGTGCCGCTGTAGTGCTGCAGGATCGCCGGGCCGATCGTCGTGGCCGCGTCAGTCGAGTGTGCGTTCAAGGTGAAGATCGCGGCAATCGCTGGCGGCGTGACGACACCGAACAGCTGGCTGATCAGGACGTTCGCGCCAAGCGGGTTGATCGTGGTGATCGTGGTCTGCGTGTTGCCCACGTTGGTCGTGGCGACGAGCGTGTTGAGAGGCGAGGTCTGGCCGAAGCTGATGATCTGCGTGGCATTGGCCAGTGGAGCGGCAGCGACGGCAGCGATTGCCGTGGCAGCCAGTAGCAGGTTTCGCATGTGGTTGTTCCCTTGCAAGGATTGCCCCACCGGGATGGGGGCCATGGGATACAAGCACGGATTGTTCCGCTATGGTTGTAAAGAGTTCAAACAGTTTTATTGAAATATCCACAGGCCTCAAGGGCCCACGAACATGCCCATCAGGCAGACATTGCAGATCCGCTTCACCGTGCGCGGCGCGTACGGCCGGAAGTAGACGCCGTGGCCACACCGCGTGCAGGCCGAGGTCTGGTTGTCGGGGAAATCCCCAGGATCGGGCAACCGCATGCAGACCATCAGATCGGCGGTCTCCGCGGTCGCATCATCAACCACCTGGATCGTGACCTTCTTCGTCATAGCAGCTTCGGCTGCGCTGGCGCCGGGGTGACGCCCGGCACCCGGGGCAGCGGCTGGTAGCGCGGCGCCTCGTAGCCCGCGTCGACCTGGGCGCGGTGTGCGAGGCACGCCCACACCACCGTGGGGTCAGGCCACAGGCCGAACCCGAACCGGCCCGGCCCGCCGCAGATCCGACAGGCTCCGCTCAATCAGGAGGCGAGGCCTCGGGCTGCTTCACCCAGGCCTTGTCCATGATCATCACGCCAGTTTTGCCAAGCAGGACGCGCGGCATCTCTGGCTCGAGCAGCGCCGCGACCGCGCCGCGGAGCTCCTCGATCTGCCGCGCCTGGGCTTGGTTCTCGGCCTTGAGGGTGGCGACCTCCTCCCGCAGCCTATCCTCCTCGGTCATGACCACAGGTCTCCCGCGACGTGCGTGGTCGGGATGGTCGGGGTGGTCATCTCGAACACGATCGCCGACAGCGCTGAGCTGCTCATCCACACCTCCGGGTGCGCAGTGGCGTAGAGCGAGAAGTCGGCGACGGCCATCTGGTGGTACTGGTCGAGCGTCAACGCCGGCGGCGGCGGAGGCGGAGGAGGCGGCGGTTCCGTCGTGCCTCCACCACCAGTGCCACCACCATCGCCACCCCCACCAGTGCCACCAGTGCCCCCAGTACCACCCCCGCCATTGGCACCCCCGCTGCTCGGGTTGATGAACGTCATCGAGCTGGTATCGAGGCTCGGCCGGGAGGCCAGCAGCACGGTGCCCGACTGGGCCAGGGGCCCGGTGGACAGCTGACCCCCGGTCAGCCCGAACACGCTGTTGTTGGTGAAGCCGATCGTGGTGCCGTTGGCATCGAGGATGCCGCGGCCGCTGCCGGTGTCGTCGTTGACGACGGTGTTGCCGGTGAGCGCGACGCTGTTGCCGTAGCCGGCGGCGACGCCCTCCTCGGCGTAGGCGACGATGAACGGGTTCTGGGTTGCGCCACCCTGCTCGATCACGTTGTTGGAGATCTGCGCATTGCCGCCGTTCGGCAGGTCGATGCTGTAGCTGGCGCTGCCGCCGTTATCGAAGATCCGGTTGCCGGTGATGGTGTTGTTCGCCGCGCGCGACTTGACCTCGTGGCCGACCACCGCGTCGTGGATGTAGCTGTTGGTCAGGGTGAAGCTGGCGATCTGCCCGATGTAGAGGTTGTGCGTGCTGCCTGACCCATCGCCGTTGTGCGAGAACTCGCTGTGATCGATGGTGATGCTGCCGTTCGGATCCGCCGCGCCCAGGATGCCGTCCTGGTTGTCGTGGAAGTAATCGTTCGAGAGGGAGAGGTTGCCGCCCTCGTAGCGAATCGCCGCGCCGTTCCTGTCGGGCACCGTGACACCTGAGATCTCGAACCCGTTGATGACGACGTTGTCGCCATGCTCGGTGATCATCGCCTTGCCGTCGTCAGGCGAGCGGGTCTCGACCATCTGCACCTCGCCGTCGACCGCCTGCAGCGTCAGGCTCTTGTCGATCGAGAGGAACTGGTCGGTGTAGACGCCGGCGGCGACGTCGATCGTGTCGCCAGGGTTAGCGGCGTTTATCGCAGCCTGGATGGACTGGCCTACGGCCACGTTCAGCACAGTCATGTTCGCTCCTGTGGTTGGTTGCGGATCAGCTCGACTAAATGGCGGAGCCATTGAGCTGCGTCGGTTGGGGTCAGCGCGCCCCGCTCGAGAAGGGTGGCAATGTCGCTGAGCGCATTGGCCATCGATCTCGGGACCATAGCAGGCTGCGCCTTCGGTGTGTGGCTGGCTCCTGCCACCCCGACCGGACGATCCTCCTCATCGGTTGATTTCATTCAGCTGCCATAGTCGGTTCGCGTGGATCTGCGGGCATTGGGTTCGCGTCTCCCTCGTCGGTTATCTCGCTATGCTTAGCCGAGGTTAGCTCGGGCTCGGGGGCAGCAATCGCCTTCACCTTCGCCGGCCGAGGCTTTCGCTCGGGCAGCCCGCGGGCCTCCCTGACGCGCTCACCGACCAGGGCCTTCAGCCCTGGCACCCCCTTGCCGCCGGTGGCCGACAGGACCGCTGCAGAGGCGTGCAGCAGGGCGTTGAGATCCCCCTCCGCAGGATCCTTGCGCTGTTTAGCGCGGCCCGGCTTAACGTCGATAACCTCGCCGCCGATGCCGTAGGTGTTGAAGTAGTTGACCAGCCAGACCGGGACCGTGACGTGGGCCTCGTAGGCGGCGGCGTTGATCTTCTCGCGGAGCTCGACTGGGAAGTCCTTCACCAGCCAGGATTTCACGTTGGGGGCCATTTGGTAATGTTTACCTCGCTAAGCGCATAGCCGAGGTTAGCCGCGAATTCTTCTTGTTTGCAAGCTGCACGTTTTCCTTGCAAGCTATTGGAATTGCCCCGAGTCGCGGGGCGGCGGAGTGATCCGAATGGCCTAGAAAAGCGAAGGCCGACCCCGAAGGACCGGCCTCCCTCCCTGGCAGGGGAAAACTGACGAACTGACAGTTGTCAGTCTTCCCCAACTCCGTGCCGATTGCAAGCCTCGAAAGAGGGGGGGGAAGCTGCGTCCTGGTTGGTCGGTCTCGCGGGGAGACCGAGAGTGGACCAACATGAGAAGAACGCCGTGCTGTTCGCGGCGGATGACAGCCTGAACCCGAAGCTCCGAGGCCTGCTGCAGCTGCTGCTGTTCATCCTGGCACCGCGCAACAGTGACGAGGCGACCGCCACCGTGGCGGCGATTGCAGCGAGCTGTGGCGGCAAGGTCCGCACCATCCGGCGCTACCTGCACCAGCTGGCGGAGCTGGATTACCTCGACGTCCTCGACAACGGCGCGACGCGGCAGGGCGACCGATTCGTCCAGCGGCCGAACACCTACCGCATTCTCACCGTGGCCGAGCGCCACGCCCGGCGAACGGCGCGGGCAGCCGAG